TTTTTTTTTCTTATATTCTTTATAAACTTCTCTTATTTTTTGATAACCTCTTGTTAGTTTTGATGTTGTTGAAACATTGTTTTGTGTTACAACGTTTGGTGTTGATGTAATAGTTGCATTAGCCTGATACATATGTGGTAATGCTAATGTGTCTGAAAGACTAATATCTTGTAGTATTGTAAATTGGTAAGGTTGGAATTTTAGGTCTATATTAAAACTTCCTGATTCCGCATCAAACCTACTTTTAAAATCTAAAAGTTGTAATTTATATTGTATTGCCTTACCATACCAACCCTTAATGGTTAAGGTAAATGGTGGATATGGAAATTGAAAAAAAACCGCATATGGTGAGTTATCTGCCAATTCAAATAAAGCTCTACCTCTAATGTCAACTAAAGATACGGAAACTTCTGTCTTAAGACTTAACTGTGTGTTAACTCTTATGCTTCTTATTCCTAATAATCCAGTATCTGTTGTTTGATTTTTACCTTCACTTAAAAAAGTTTGATTTAAATAAAATTCATTTGAATTTTTTGGGTTATTCACCGCAGTCTGACTTGGTTGATTTACCCCTTGTCCTTGTAAAGTTCCTTTACCTGTTATTTGATCGGTATAAGAGTTATCTAAAAATTTTTTATTTCCAGGATTTAAAAAATTAATAGTTGCTATTGATAAATTTTGTAAATCAGTATTATTAGGTGTTGCTCCAATAATTAATTTAGTTCTAGGTAAAACCTTACATTCTAAATTAGCATACATTACTAAATTTTCATGTCTTACTGCTCGTTCTTTAACATTACCATCATTGTCTATAATTTTATTTGGATCTATAATTATTATATTTTGGTAATCAAAATCTACTAAAATATTTTCATTTTCAATCGCCATAATAAAAATAATAATTTTCTATTGCATTTTTATAATCTTGTAGTGATCCAACTAATGGAAATGGAACACGTAAAATTGATCCGTCGGGTATATTCCATTCTTCACCACCAAATTGTGGATTTGCCAACAATATTAACCAACCAAAAAATGGTGTTCCATAATATTGTTGTGAAATTTTATCAAGTCTGGATTGTCCGACTTTATAAATATAGTTCTTATCTGACGGTTTTGTATCTAATTTTACAAAAGGAACAATATTTTGTTCTCCATTTATTAAAAATTGATTATATCTATTATAATACTGTAGTCCCATTTTAATTTAACTTAACTTTACCATTAAAGGTTTTTTTATCGTTATCCCAATTTGTTTGTCCGTATATCTGAGTTATTTCTTTTTTCTTATCATTAGTTAACCCATCATTACTGTTTAAGGGTTGGGTATTATATAATAGCCTTCTATTAGTACTATCTTCTAATTTAAAGGTTTTTAGTTTTAAAAATTCAGTATTATTAGATCCTTCTTTCATTCTTAATTTATCTTTAGAATACGCTTCTTCATATAAAACTTTTAATGAATCTAATCTAGATGTTAAATCTTCTCTAGCTCCGGGTATTGCCTCTACTTCTGGTGTAGAGACAAACTCAACAAATAATAATTCATATTTATCTTTATTTGTAAATGTTTGTGATAGTAAAGTATAAAATCTTTTACCTTCATCTGTAAATATATTAGATAATGAGTATTCTGTAGTTTCAAAACATTTTTCGTTATCATAAAATTGTGAGGTTGGTGAGGGTACTATTTTAGTTGCGTTTTCTAAGTTGGCATAATCATTTAAAGTTTTTGCGACTGTTAAATATTCTGTGATTAATTTATCAAATACCGTAGCGTCTCCTGTTAAATTATAGATTTTAACATTACCATCAGGTAATATTTTACCATCAAGTCCTGTTAATGTTTGTACGTTACCTAATTTTTTAGTCGTAACTACATTAAGTTTATTAAAAGTTTTTATTAAATTTTGTTCGGTATCCACAATTGTATTTATTGGTTGGGCAATATCTCTTATTATTTCTTTTTCAACGCTCTCAACATATTTTTTTAATTTTGATTTTGTATCCCTAATTATGTTATCTTTATCCGCTAAAGATGGTATATCTAAAAATATAGTTATTATAGGATTTGTATCATTATTAATGTCTTCTTTTATTTTACTACTTAATTTATTTATTCTTTTTTCAAAATCATTTGGTTTACCATATAATTTAGTATCAACTAAACTAGCGGTATTTGTTATTGTATTACCTGATTTATAATTTCTTTCATAATTTACTAATTGGAACATGCTATAATTAAACTGATCAACTATGGTATTATATTGATTATTGGTTATATTAATAAAGTCTCTTGTTTGATCTGATAATTGAGTATATATTTTTGTATAATCAATATCACCACTCTCAGTTTCACCACTTTTTATAGTAGTTAAAACAGTTCCTATTGTTTCTCCACCATCATTTGATTGTTCATTATTAACTGTTTGATTAGCAATTGCTTTATCAACTAATTCTAAAAGTGCCAAGTTTAACTCAGTTTCCTCAGCCCTTTCATCGTACATTTCTGTATTAGCATAGAAGTTAAATGATAATGCGTTTTGTAAAGTTTCAACAGGTCTTGCTAATCCGTGTCCTCCAATAAATTTTAAATCTAAACTAACACTTACAATCATGGGTTGAACTCCAATTCCTTCGGGATTTATATCAAAAAACGGTGCCTCATAAGTTATTGATAGTGCTCCTGGTATTGCTTTAGTATGATAAAAGTCACCCACTCTTATAACCAATACAGGTGGTGCGCCAAATGTTGTGTTTAACGCATCATCATATTTTGGTCTACCGTCACTACCAATAACAGGTATTGTTTGTCCAGGTCTAACACATTGATTTAAAAATGTTAACCTAGCATTTAGACCTTCAGGTGTCATTGAGTGAAATGCCGGATTAAAGAATTTTAATTTATCTTTTAATGTTTCAAAAACCATTGGGTCGTTGTCTTTTAATAGTTCAAAATAATCACATTCGGTTAATAGTCTTCTTATTATTTTTTTACCTATAGCTTGTTTTAATTTATCTTGTATATCTGTATTTGGTTGTGGTTTAACTGCTTGTGGGTTTTGTTGATCAGGAGAACTTTGGTTTTTATTATTTTCTTCTTCAGGGTCTTTATTTGATAAATCGTCAACTATAGTTATCTTACTTATAATAGCACAATTTACCGCCAAATTAGGATAACTATTGTTTTTTTGTTGTTGTGTTAAAGTTGTAACTGATGTTTGTGGTGATACTATAGTTTGATTAGTATTAAAAGAAGCCCCTGGTTGTGGTTGTGTCGGATTAACATAATTTTTAACCGTATTTTTAGTTAGTGTTCCTCCTATTGTTATTGTTAATTTTTTATTATCTATTTCTGTTTTTAATTTTTCAGTTAAAAATGTTTTTACTGATTCTGAAAACTGTTGATTTCTTCCTTCAATTTTTAAATCTATTATATTTTTGTTTGATATTATGTCTTTTAATCCTCCTATAAACTCATTGTTTATTGCACTATAATTACTTTTTACTATATTATTTATAAAAACAGTTGTATTAGTCTTTTTATAATCTGTTGCTGATCCCCCTACAACACTACATTCGTCCGGAGAAAGTTGTGTAATTGTGTTAACATCCGATATATATTTATTTATTTGTTGTTCAAAATTTATATTAGTTGTTGATTCAGGAGAAAAATAAAATCCTATTCCTTCATAATTCAAACTAAAGTTTTTTTCCGCTTCAGGCGTATTACCTATAGTACTAGCATTTTCTGGTGATGTGTTTTCAGAAGGGATTTCATTTTGTATTTGTTCTAATTCTTCGGGAGTTAACCTTGGGTCATTAAGTAAGTTTTGATACATTTCAAGTTCTCTTAATGGTAACGTATTAAACTTTGCTGCTAATTCATAAAGGTCATATTTTGTACATCCAGCAATAAATGATTTAACAACCTGATCAAACTTTTCTTTACCTAACTTTTCTAATTGTTTGTTCGCTAATAGATTCATTATTGATGGGTGGTCAACAACAATTTTAAAACCTAACTTACCCGATCTACTAGTGTTTTTATATGTGTATACAGGTTCAGGTCTTCCTAAAAATGATACTTCATCAAAAGAAGCAGAACTACCGTCATTGAATGTGACATCATATGGAGGAAACCACATAATTCTACCTCCATTTGGTCCTCTTTCACATAGCGGTAATTCATCAACCGTAAAACCAGGTCTATCAGAAGTTCTCCAAGCTAAATTTTCAATTGATATCATATATTTTTTTGCCCCTTTTGAAGTTACATTAGTAGAACCAATCCCCTTTATTGGTGCAATATTTAAATTATATGTTTTATCAAGCACAGAATAAGAAAACCTTCTATTTTCTGTTGTCATACCTTCTGACTTTTGTAAATCGTTAAATGTATAATATGGCGTATCTTTAGTAAACAACCTACAATATTCTATACCTGCCTCCTCTCCTGTTGCATTATCAACATAAGACATTATTTTAGAACCTTTTGTTATTTCTCTATAACCATCATGAAAAACTTTACTTACTTGATTAATAGCATTACCTGCATGTTTTAATCTTCTCTTACCGAATAGATTATCTGCAGAATTTATTAGTCTTTGTGTATTATCGAGTATTGACCCTTGTTTTAAACCAAAATTTGTTGATTCATTAAAAAGATATGATGAACTTATTTGGTTAAACTCTTCATCTATAGTTGCGAGATCTCCACCTTTTTTAACTTTATAACCGGCTGCTTCTTTAAATCTTGGTGATGTCCAAACAAATCCTCCGTCAGGTTTTCCTCCGTTCTCCGTTGAGATTCCGTTTAATCCAAAAAATGCCTGTTCCATTCCAGGTCCTTCATATTGATTTCCAACCTCATCGGGACCAAAAACAATTGCGTTTGTTAGCTTACCATAAGAATTAATAGGCACCGCGTTTACTGGTGAAGTTATAAATTCAGGTCTATTTACATCAGAACCAACATAATAACCTCCACTTAAAGAAGCACCAACAGATTTTAATATAGAGTTAACTCCAGTTAAAACGGCGTTACCCAAACCTCCTATCTCATATGAAGGTCTATAAATATTTTTATTTAATAATGTATATAATGTCGATATTTGACCTGCTCCTGTTTGTTCTAACAAACCTTTAGATGGTTGTAAAAGTCTACTTGACCCATCTGCTAAAAGATTAAAAGATCCTGCTGCGGTGTTTTGTAGTACATTAGCAATTTGATTACCTGTTGATGGATTTCTATTTGAGTCTTCATCAATAAATAATGGTCCAGTTAAAGGCGATCCAGGACTAAAGTCTCCTTTTAATCTATCTAAAAATGTGACATTATTTAATGGTACTGTTATTCTATAATCTCTACTTGTACCAACACCACTTCCAGCCAATGCGGATGTTGATGTTAGGTTTGGGGTTGTTTGTCTAAATAATTGTCTTTGTTCTTCTGCCGCAATAGAAGCATTAAAATTAGTCTCTAATTTTGTTGCAGATAACCTCATTAAGTATGAGTCGCTGGATAATGAACCATCACTACCTATAGGATTATCTTGAGTGTATAAATTATAAGGATCATACTTAGATGGTGTAAAAAATATTGGGTCAAAATATGGTTGGTGTACTTGATTGGCTATTTGATATTCAGTCACATCAAACATTTCATTATATCCACCAATAGGTCCGTACTTATTTTTACTGTATGCAGAATCTATAAAAAATTCATTTACAATATCTAAATTTGTTTCTGAAGGATCATATTCACCCTCATTTGAAGAATTTATAATAGGGTCTTGTTGTAACCCTATGGCATTTACAAAACCACCATTAGGTCCGTATTTATTTAATGGATAAAAAGTATCGGCTTCGTTTGTTGATCCAATGTTTGGTAAATTTAAATTTGAATATTCAGATAAATTAATTTCATAATTTTGAGGACCTAAAGGTGAGCTAAATGCTCCAGACACACTATATGGTGGTAAAGTCCTCGCTATTAATGAATTTCTAAAGCTAGCACTATTTTGAAAACTTAAACTACTCTGTGGCATTATATAAATTTTATTTTATAAATAGAATATAGATTTGTTTTTTTAGTAAAAATTAAATCCTTCGATTGATTTCATACCATCTCTTAGTTTGTTTAAAAACTCAGGTTGTTTAATCGCGGTTTCTAATGTATTTTTTAAATCATTTTGATTCATATTTGTTGGTACATTTTTTAAATCAACAACCAAATCTAATTTATGATTTATATCATTTGTTGTTTTTATTTCTTTTGGTGTTGTACTGTTTTCTTTACCTGACATCTGTGTCATCATAATCTCAGTCAAGGCCTTTTCTCTTTGTGAATCCATTGCAGATTTAATTCCCATATTTTCCGGAATTAACAATGGTTTTGTTTCAATAGGAGATGAAATAAAAGAGTTTTGTGGCGATTTTAAAATTTCCATCATTTTATTAACCTCTTCTTCTGTTTTTGGAAAATCTGTTCCAGCAATAATAGTATCATTTTCATTTACCTCAAAAGTCCCTTCAGGTCCTGTTAACATTCTATTATTTCCAGGAAAACTTACAAAGTCATCCGCTTTTTTAATTTTAAAAATATCTATCAATCCATCCATCGCTATTTTAAAAGGACTTGATGTGCTTGTAAATGCGTCACTTAAAATAGTTGTTACCGAATCAAAATTTGATGTCGCTATTTTTTGGATCCCTGTGGCTGCAGTATCTATAGTTTTTTTTGCATATTCTGTCTGTAATTCAATTGTTTTATCAAATGCCTCTCCTATTCTATCTGTGGCCGAATCTAATTTTTCAAATGTTTTTGATGATAATTTATCAATATTTTCACTTGTAGTTTTAACAAATTCTTCACCTCTGTTTGATCCAGCAATTTGACTTGTCGCAATAGTTCCAATAGCTTCAACCGCCTTAGACATTTTGGTACTAATGTCCATTTGTTGTTCAACTAATTTTGTTAAATTTTTATCCTCACCAGGTTTGGCGGCAAATGTATTTGTTATTTCTTGATTTTGTTTTTCTAAAAATTTTTGTAATTCTGTTCTTTCATAAGAATTCATGTCTTCAAGTGCCTTAGTTACTTGTTGACCGTCTTGTTCATATGTAACCTCAAACTTACCATCTTTACCTTTTGTAAGTAAATTATTAAGTTTCTCTAGTTCTTTTGAGTCTGGTGCAAGATTAAATCCTGACTTACCAATTAATTCTTTCTTTTCGGCTATTTGAGAAAAAGAAATACCCATTTTTGATAAATCCTCAGCGCCAATTCCCGCCTCTTTTGATATTTCATCTAAGAAATCCATACCAACCGCAGACATTTTTCCTGTTTCATCAACAAATTTAGATGCCATTTTTGCAATTTCTTCTTGGAGTTTTGCGGGTTCATTTCTCGCTAAAAATCTTACTCTTTCAACATTCATTAATTCTTGAGAACCTGTGGCCCCTAATCTTGACAATGTATTAACAAATGATTGAGCCTTTTCAGGACTATATAGATCTTTAGCAGCCTTAAGTGATGTTGCCATATCAACTCTTAAAACTGCGGATTTTGCCGCCATATCGGAAAGACCCATAACTCCGTCTTTAAAATTAAACCTTTGAAGTTCCTTCATATTAGTACTCACTGACTGAGCAACTTTTTGTGCATTTACACCAATTAAATTTGCACTTTCCATAATGGAAGCCATCTCAGAATTTGACTCATGTATTGATTTACCTAAATTAGCATAATTATCTGACAGTTCCTGTACTTTAATTCCCGTTGCAGTTGTTGTTGCAAATAAATCTGTAGTTGCGTTTTTATTTAAAACTAGTTGTGTTCCAAAAGTATTATTTAAAGCTGTTTGTTGTTCAATAATATTAGCAACACTACCACCTAATCTTGTGATTTCTGTAAGACCTTCTGTAAGTGTTTGTTTTAAAAGAAATGCCTGTTCTCTACCCGCACCTATTGTAACTGCTAATTTTGAGAATTCTTTGTCGATACTCTCGACCATTTCTCTAATACCTGTAACATTCTTTTTTACAGCATCAGATATTGCCGCAGCATTTGTTAAAAAACTAGTTCCTCCTGTGGTAAAAAACATCATAGTAATATTATTTTTATATAAATACCTATTTTATTGTTTTGGTTGATTCATTTCAATAACTTTATCTATCATATAATTTCTTTGATATGTAGGTATTTTTAGAAAATCAGAATATGATGTCCTAAGAAATTTTGCAAGAAAAATGTACTGATCTAAAAGATATTGCTTATACGTTGAAGAAAGGCCGAAAAAAGTCAACCCCAAACGTTATCGAGGTCGACACGTTTTCTCCTGACGGGGCTATTGCATTTAATGTTAAGTCCAACCCTGGTTCATTTTCTGATATAAATTTTTTAATATGTTTAGAATCCATTATTGGCATATTTTGTACAAATTCAATAATTTTACCTTTATCTGTCTCACCATTTAATTCAACAATTTGTTCTTGTAATGTCCATATTGTTGTTGGCGCCACCCTACCTTTAGGGTAACTTGATTCCATATTTGTTATTTTTGTTTTTTCACCCAAATTTAAAAGTTTAAGTTTAACTTTAGCTCCACTTCTTGGTAATTCTGTATTAAACGTACCATCTTCATTAGGTGTTATCTTAGGTGTTTTAAAATTTATTTCATCAATAACAAATGAATGTTGGAACATTCTTCCTGTTGCGGGGTCCATTAAACTTAATGTGTATTCAGGACCAAAGGAAGTATTTCTAAGAAAAATTAATATTGCTTCAATGTCTCCATCCAATAACTCTTCAGGTTTTAATTCAGGTTCATATAATTTATTTCTTAATAGAGTGGTTAATAAGTTATTATTTTTAATTCCTGAGCTTAATATGTCTTCATCGGCTGCAGTTAAATAACCAACCTTTACACTAGATTTTTTATTTTTATAATATAAACCTTTAGAGGGTAATTCAACCACATCGTGTGGTAAATTAAAATTCATTTGTCCATACAAAATTTCATTTTCCATAATTTGTTTTATTATAAAAATACTTTTAAAAAGTTTTTTGTAAATAAAAATCCATATTGTACATGACAATATGGATTAAAATTATTATATTAATAAAGTTTAATTAGTAAACTAGAATCGCTCTATCCATTTTAAGTGTAATGGAAACCTCAGCAGGACCGTCAGTTCCATACCCTACAGAACCAAAGTCAGCACTTGTCGGAAATGCATTTACCAAAATCCATCTTTCGATAACAACTCCTGTTGGATCTAACATTTCTAAATCAACGTTTCTTTTGTACCCTGCGGCATAACCCATACGACCTGTTACTGATTCAGCAACCAATCTAACCCATTCCATAACCGCTTGAGTTGTAGAAGGACCGATAGGGTCTAACATTTTAACTGTAATATCCCCCCATGTAAATGAACCTGCAACATAAGTTTCTGTGTTAAGAAATTTAATGTTATTAGATGTTATTGTAATTTTAGGTCTTGACGCTGTTTGAACGAACCATTCATTGATACCCAAATCTGTAGGAAACCTCAAGATAAATCGGTTCTGTTTTTTTGGTTCATACGGTATGGGCATTTTCATTAAAAGATCTGCCATGTTTTCTATTTTTTAGTTTTAGTTTATTTTTATTTTATTATAAATATACGATAGAAAAAATTTTTCTATTTACTTCCATCTTTTTTTAAAATATTCTTATACTAGACCGGTTTTCATATAATCTTTTTTCTCCTCCTTTAGTATAATAAACATTTAATTTTTTACCTATATCTGAAAATCTATTTTTAATTGATCTAACATTTCTTTCATCATCATCTGAAAAACCAAATGAAGGTTCTTTGAATTTAAATAATCCACTACCTATTGAATTTTTTCCAGTGTCTACGTGATTTACAAATTGAGCTTTTTGGAATTTTTTAGATGACCTACTCATTCTGTTGTAAAATCTTAATAACTCATTATATTTTTCTTCTTCAGGGTTAGCAGCAGATCCTTTTCCATAAGATACGGGAGAAAACTGACATCTGTCCAAGTAATCGTTTATTAACCAATTTTCATTTTCCACTTGTTTTAATCCTGCCAATCTTCTGTATTCTTTTAAATTTCTAACCAACTCACTTTTTTCAATACCATGCATATTATTTTCTATAATATGTCTTACCGCCTTTTTAAGAGCCGCTGGGGAATGACCTCTTGCTGTTATGATGGCAAAAACGGAACCATTATTAATTGCTTCTTTAAAATCATTCCATACTTCTTCAGATGCGATAGGGGCGTATTTTATATCTTCTAAAAATTTTCTATCTCCTGTAACATTAAAATCTCTAAAAGGATCCTTATCAAAACTTACTATGGTATGTCCTTCATAATCAAAAGGTTCGGAACCTATATATGTTCTATATTCGGCAAAATCTTCAGTATTCATACCAATAACATCACCATCTTCGTCCTTAAGGTATATTAAAGTTGGCATTTGCATTAAATTATCATCCCAGTCAAATGCGTAATATTTAGAAGCGTATTGTGTATTTTTCTCATCAACTACCTCTTTAATTATTTTTTTAACTAAAAATTTATAATAATTCATATCATATAAATATATTAATGTTATAAAAAAAAAGAGGGAATAAATCCCTCTTTAACTTTTAATTTAGATTTTATCACACATCTTCAAAAGAAGCTCCTGTTGGTGTGATGTAGAAAGTAATATCAATAAATTCTAAAGACCTTGTTGGTTTTATATAGATTTTACCTGTTAATTGGTTTCTATCTAAATCTTCAGGATCACTTGATACCGTTACTCTAAAGTCATATAAACCTCTATCTCTTCTAATTCCATCTAAAATTGGATTGACTGCATTTAAGAAATCTTGTCTTACTTTCTCATCATTTTGATCAAACAACAATCTTACTGAAACCGCTGAAATTAGTTTTCTTGCTTGTAATAATAATCTTCTTACGTTGATTCTATCAAGAGCCGATTGTCTAACTTGTAAAGTTTTATTACCCCATATTACAGTACCAACATCAGAGAAAGTGGCAATTGGGTTAATTCTTCCAAGGTAAAGAACGTCTCTATCTTCTTGAGTTAACTTCTTACGTGCTTTAATTGAGTTTACAATACCACGAGTGTAACCTGCCGCCGCAAACCAAGGGAAAGCAATATTATCTGTAAGTGCTAAGTTTCTTGTAACTTCAGCTGTCGGTGGTAAATAAATTTGAGTATTATTTACACTATCACGAGTTAAAACCCAAGGATAATAAGTTGCGGTGTAGTTTGAGTCTATACCTGTTTCATCAAGATTATCAACCGCTTCTTGTGGATAAATTAATCCATCAACTCCTGTTGTTGTAGGTAATAATAGGTTATAATCAGGTGTTGTTGTAATATACAATGAATCGGCTCTTTCATTTTCTATCATATCTATAGTTGCCTCAACTAAATCACTATTATTTACATAATCAATACCTGGTGTTGTAAATACATTAATGTTAACCGCCTCAGGATTAGCGAATGTTCTTATACCTAATAAGTAAGCATAATAGTCAGTGTTTGCGTAATCTATTGTACCATCACCAACTGTTATTTGTTTAAACGCCCCCCATCCAATTGCCGATGGGTATCTTGTGGTTGCACAAGCTCCGTTAAGATATCCTGTTCTACCTAATTGGTATCTATCTGCGTTTGTTCTTCTTTCTCTGTATATATCCCATCCATCAAAACCTCCTTGTACTAATAAAGTAAATTTACGTGAAAATAATCTATAGTAAGAATTAGTCTCAACTGTTGGTTCACTACTAAAATCCGCATTGCCAACATAAAATCTTGGAGTACCGCTTGTTGCGAATGCGTTTGCGATTGTAATTCCACTTGCGTTTTTATCCATATGGAAACCTCTTGTTCTATATAACCAAGGAGATGAATCTGTCGCAAAACATATATTAGAAGGATTTCTCTTACCTTTATATTCGAAGAAACTTGGGTCATATCCATAATCACCGCTTGTAGAAAATCCTAAGAATGTTTTTCTAATATTATCACCTGAAGATAATCCAGCATCATCAGTGCCTGAAGGGGTACCAAATGGAGGATTGAAAACTAGTTCTCCCGGATAATCATATTTTGTTTTAAGAATTGGGAATGGTGATTTAGCTCCTGAATATTCTCTAAAGTTATAACCCTCAAAACCACAAGGTAACGAATCGATAGGGGCATCTTCATTCATCTCAACCATAACATATCTTGACCTTAATTCGTATTCACCATCTAATGTTCCTATTTTTTTAGCAATAAAACTATTTTCGTTTGGATTCATTGTACAGTTTGTAAATTTCTCAAGAACTACTGGATTTGAGTCTGTATCAAAATAATCTCTAATTAATACTGTAAATGTTTCATTAGCAAATGATATATCTGAAATTGATATTTTAATTTCAGTGTTTGCACTATTACCATCTGCTATTGTATAAAACTTAAATAAGTTAAAAACTTTAGAACCTCTTACTTCTGAAACCACCCACGGACTCTCTGGAGATTGGTATTTTTCTAAATACCACGCTATTGATGTAGGGTCTTCACTTTGAGCTTCAGGTAATGATATTAATTGACATTTTAAACCTCTAATATAACCTTTATTATAAGACCATCTTAATAAGGATTGGAATCTTTCTTCAACAAATAAAGGAACTACATTTCTAGGTTTACCAAAGTTACTTGTACCAAAAACTTTTGTTAGATATTCTGAATCTGAATTAGCAAATGAAGTAACAAACGTAAAATTATTACCCAAATAATTAGTGGCGTTAATTGCAAATTTTGCAAAAGGATTTTTAAGTACATCAACATACTGACCTGAACAATCAATATTTACATCTGTTAATCCTGTTATTTCATATCTTGGGTTAACATCATCACTATAATCGGCAACACCTCTTGATCTTAATGTTGCGACAACCATATCATCATATTGTGTGTAAGAGTTACCGGTATAATAATAAATCATACCTATCATTGTCCCTGAATAACAATCAAGAATAGTTGTTGTTGTAGTTGTTGTAGGTACAACAGGTGTTGGTGTAACACAAGGATTTGTTGTTGTACTTGTTGTTGTAGGTGCTGAAGTTGTTGTTGTAATAGGGTTTATTAATGTAAGTCCTGAAACTACAGACCAAAAAGAATAACCAGAATAATTACCATTACCAATATTTTCAAATAACGCATAATACCATGTATCATTAAATGGTGATAAGTAATTAGTTAAAGTACTTGATGGTGATGGTACATCAAAAACATTAGTTGATGCGGTATAACCCGATGATAAAATATCATAATCTTCACCATCTATTGTACCAAAATAAGCAATAGAAGTACTTTGTGATAATGGATTTAAAATTCTCTCATATGCAAATACTTGTAAATCATTTAACAACGTTGATGTATTACCATTAAATTGTTCATATTCATTATTTATTATATTAGCAATTTCTTCAGGAAATGAACTACCGTCAAACCCAAACTCAACACTAGATGAACTATTAGTACATCCCGTGAAATTTATTACAAATGGTAATGTTTTTGCTGATACACATATAGGTTCACAAGATCCTGAAGGAGTAACCTCACTTAAACAATAAGGTTCTAATGTTGATGGGTCTAAATTTGCACTTGTTACTATAGACCAAGAAGGTCCCGCATCATAACCTGATAAACCTAAAACTCTTGTTACAAAAAGTTGATTTGATTGTTGTAAATAAGATTTAGCAATATATGCTGCTTCATATTTTGGTATTTGTGTATTAACAAATTTTTCAGGTGAAGTACCTCCAAAGTAAGATTGGAACTCATCATAATTCTTTATGAATATAGGTTCAAAAGCCGGTCCCTTTAAAGTTTCTCCAGCAATACCTAAAGTTGTAACACCAACACTTTGTGCTACAAAACTTAAATCTACTTCTGAAGTATAGACACCAGGTGAAACAAAAATTTTACTGTTAGTTGCCATATTTTTTTAATGTTAGTTTATTATAATTTATTTTTTATATAAATACTGGTGTTTTAAGCAAAAACTTTACTTATATAAAAGTATTTATATCTTGGTATGATTTTATTCTGCCTTTTTTCTACCTATGAATAAAGAACCAAAAAAAATAAAAAACTTAAAGATTGATACTGAAGTTCATGAGATATTAAAAAAATATTGCGATAAAAGAGGTATCAAAATGTATAAATTTTTAGAGAATCTAATAATTGAGAGATGTAAAGAAAAAAAGGATTTATACGGAGAAATTTAAATTAATTTTTGTTGTAAAACTATCTTAGATTCTTTATTAAAATCATCTTTAACAATTTCAATTTTGATTATGTCACCAGTGTTTATTTGTATATCTATAATGTCATTACCATAAAAATCATCATTTATATAAATACTATAAGAATCAATATTTTCAACGGTACTTATTTTCATATCTGAAGTAAAAAATATTTTATCGGTAAAACTATTATTACCTATTTTATAGTTAAAGGTTAAATCTAACGGTAATTCATTATTTTTTTTAGGTTTTTTCTTTTTAATTTGACTATCTGTTTCATAAACTTGCATAGTTCTTACTATAGCTGGTTGTACAACAAAATCATCCTCATCTAATAAAAATCCCTGTAATGTCATCGGATATTTTTGTATATAGTATTTTCTTTTTTCTAAATCCAAAACAGATTCATCGGCAACGTCTCCCATTATTATTGGAATATAATGTCCTTTAATTTTTTGATATGCTTGTCTTGAAGCAAAAGTCTCCATTATTACTTTATTAAATTCATTAATTTCTCTCATTCTGTTACAAATTATTATTACCGTATAGTTTATTTGTACAGGAATTGGTTGAGGGATTTTATATATATCCATACCGTGTCTTTGACCATCCCATGTTGGAACTTGTGCGTAATGGTATAATTTTCTATTTGGTATATTATATTTAATTTGTGGGTCACCAAATTTTACTTCAGGTTGTCTTACTACTGTAACAAATGGGGGTTCGGCATTTTTGTCTATGTTTTGAAAATTCCATGTTTCGGTAAATTGAGACCAATTTTGCGTTGTTACTAAAATATCAACAATAGATATTTTTTTACCCTCAATTGATATTGAGAAATTATCTTTTACAAAATCTAAAAATCCTTTATCTAGATCGGCATGTAATAATCCTTTAGGTAAAAATGTACCTTTATCGGCAATCATGTCGGCCAATTGGTGTCTTCTTTCTAATGGATTTACACCCACTTCTAAAGGTATATATTTTTTTATTTTTTTAGGTAATCCCATAATATATTATTTTATAATCCTCTAAATTCATTAGAAGTGACCGGCGCGGCAATTATTGTTCTATAAAAAGGTCTAAATCCTTTATATGTGTGTTTTATATCTGATATAACACGACCATCATTCACAACTGTATAATATCTAACAAAATTTTCTGTATCGTAATACCCAATATAATCCCCAAAACTAATATCAATATTTAATTCCTCCAAAGTTTTTAAATAAACAGAGATTGTAATATTACCCGCTTCAATTTGATCTATTCTTGTAGATCCCATGAACTTATTTTCAGGTGCGGCAATAGCAACATAGGCGTTAAATTCTACAGGAGGTAAAAAATTTATACTATCTGAAGTAGTCTCACCATAAACATCATCTGTTTTTGTTTTAGCTCTATCCACCCTATAAAGAACACAAGTATAATTCATGTCACCATATAACCACTCTTGACCCATAGAAATTTCAAGAGAAAAGTCCTTATCCCCAAAAAATTTTCCTAATCTTGTAATAGGTACTTTATTACTCATTTAAATGTTTTATTGATAAATATCTTTTTTTTTCTTATTTTTATAAAAAAAGGTTTTGTCTACTAATAAACAATTAATAGAACATCAAGCATTAGAACTTTTGGGCACATATAGTGGAGCCAATAATCATATATTATATATTAAATCTAAAAAAGAATCTAACAAAAAATTCTACCCAACAAGAACACAGTCAGAATATATAATTAATTATTACAATACACAACCAAAAGTTGCAAGAAGATGGGTTGATTTAGATACTTATTTTGCTAAAAAATTTTCTGAAGAAAGATATCTTTTAAAAGTTCCTGAAAAAATCTATGTTGAAAAATTATTAGTTGAGAAAGAAAAGTCTTACCATATTTGGGGTAAATTTTTTGATAATGATCCTTTGTCTGAATTTTGGGTACCAAAATCTGCATTAATTAAATCACACACAATAGAAGAAGTAAAAATAGATTATTCTAAATACGGGCACAGACCCCCGCTTTCACACCAAAAGGAAGCAATAGAAAAATTGGTTGGGTCAAGAAGGTTTATTTTGGCCGATGACATGGGTCTTGGTAAAACTACCTCAACAATAATTGCGGCTTTAGAGACAGGTGCAAAAAAAATATTAATTATATGTCCAGCTTCTCTTAAAATAAATTGGGAGAGAGAAATTGCAAATTATTCAGATAGAAGTTGTTTCATTGCGGAAGGGAAAAAGTATTCTACAGAATCGGATTTTGTTATAGTTAATTATGACATATTAAAGAATTTTCATGACCCTAAAGATTTAGAAAAATCACTTCTTAATAAATCTAATTTTGAGTTGGTTATATTGGATGAAGCTCATATGGTTTCTAATGCTCAAGCCCAAAGAACAAAAATTATTAACAGTTTTGTTAAAAAAATTAAAAGAGTATGGTTATTAACCGGTACTCCGATGACATCAAGACCTATAAATTATTATAACCTTTTAAATATAATTGAAAGTCCTGTTGCTCAAAATTGGATGGCCTACGCTATAAGGTACTGTCAAGGATATCAATTTAATGCCGGTAAACGTAAGGTATGGAATGTCACGGGAGCATCTAACTTAGAAGAATTAAAGGATAGAACATCTAAACAAATTTTAAGAAGATTAAAAGAAGAAGTTTTAGATTTACCTGATAAAATCATTACTCCGGTATATTTAAGACTAAAGTCAAAAGAATATGAAGAATTAATGGGAGAATATTATGATTGGTTTGATAAAAACCCAAACGAGTCTTCTTCACTTACAGTACAGTTCTCAAAACTAATGAAAGTTAGAAAAGTAATTGCAAATGAAAAATCAAAACAAACAATAGAATTTGCTGAAAATATTTTAGAACAAGGTAAAAAAGTTATTATATTTACAAACTTTACAGATACGTTACAAACAATATATCAACACTTTGGTAAACAAGCGGTTTATTTAGATGGAAGTTGTAATAAAGTACAAAGACAATATGCTGTAGACCAATTTCAAGAAAACGATAAAATAAAAGTTTTTGTCGGTAATTTAAAAGCGGCAGGAGTTGGTTTAACTTTAACATCAGCGGAGGCTGTAATAATGAACGATCTATCATTTGTACCCGCAGAACATTCACAAGCGGAAGATAGAGCTTATAGATATGGTCAAAAAAATAACGTATTAGTATATTACCCATTATTTGATAATACAATTGAAGGTGCTATCTATGATATACTAAACCACAAGAAAAAAATAATAGGAACAGTAATGGGAGATGAAATTTCTGAAAATGTTGGTGATGTTGTTGAAGAGATTTTAAACCTTATTAATAAAAGAAGATAATTTTTTTTAAAATATAATATATTTATTAATAAAAAAATTATGAATAGATATAATCAAAAAAAAATAGAAAGTCTTGTTAGAAGAATAGTAAGAGAAGAAGAAGAATCTTTTGATCTTAAAAAAACTGTTATGGATACCGCTCAATTTGAGGAAGAAGATATACCAGCCGAGTGTACTGATGATCCAAGTAAACCGAGGATTGAAAATATCCAAGCTTGTATTAACAAAATAACTGAAAAATCAACCGCACTTAATAATGCAATTAAAGCATTATCTGATTCACTTAATAAAGCAAAAACTGAGGCAAGTTCAGTACAGACAGAGTCAAGAAGATATAGAAGTAGATATAGATACTAAAAAAATATATAAATTATTAACCCCACTTTATAGGTGGGGTTTTTTATTTATTTTAATTTTATCTAAATTATCTTGTTAAAAGATGAGGTTTAATAAAAATTAAAAAAAATAAAGTTATGGAAACAGTTATATTAATATCAGTTTTATCTACTTTGGGTGTGGTTGCGGTTGTAACATCAGTTGTGGTCATGTTTTCAAAGATAAAAGATAAGGTTGGTAAAAATACTTTTTTTACTGAAGTTAAATCATTTCATGATTATATTGATCATATTGAAAGGGAAAGAAAGCACTCACTTGGTGAGATAAACAATCGTATTAATGATCTACATAAAGATTTATCAATTAAATTAAACAACTATAGTGACGAAGTTGATAGACGATTTACAGATTTAGAAAGACTAACTAAATTTGACATTTCAAATCTATCAAGTCATATAGATTCGCGTTGTGATAAATTAGACGCAAAAATTAAAGAACACAAAAAATAAAAAAATATAACCTCATCTAAATAAACCCCATTTTAAAAGATGGGGTTTTTTAATTAATTTGATATTTATCTTTAATGAAAGTTACTTTTAAAAATATTGGGGCCAATATAGACACTAAAAAAAAAGAATTATTAAAAAAATTTTGTAAGTTTTTACAAAAAAATTATGGATTAAAAAATGATTTAACGATTACTTTTGTTGGTGAAAGAATTGGTAGAATGACAACAGGTAGTCAGCATAAAGAAAAAGGTATTAAAGTCTTAGTTAACAATAGAATGAATAGAGACATTCTAAGAACTCTGTCACATGAGTGGATTCATTCTTATCAAAGAAATGTTATTGGCAGAGAAAGAGGTCCAGATATTGGAGGTAAAAATGAAGACGAAGCTAATGCGTTGTCGGGATCTTTAATAAAAAAGTTTGAAAAGGAAAACCCTGATTTAGAGGATATAATTTTTGAAGGTTTTAAACCAATACATAAAAAATTAGAATTAATTAAAGAAGAAATATTAATACAAGATAAGAAAAAAATTAAGAGTGATTTTATCTTAGAGATGAAGAAAATAGGTATTGATAAATTACCGTACTCATATTCGGCAATAAAACAATTTGTTGATCCTAAAACAATGGATATTCACTATAATAAACATTACAAAGGTTATGTAAAAAAATTAAATGATGCCTTATCTAAAAAAAATTATGGTGATTTAGATTTAGAAGATATTATAAAATCAATAAGTAAATACGACGATACTATTAGAAATAATGCAGGGGGAGCATTTAATCACGCATTATTTTGGAAAATGTTATCCCCTAAAAAACAAATACCAAAAGGTGAGATCCTTAAAAAAATTACGGGTCAATATGGTAACATAAAAAAAATGAAAGACGAATTTAACGAAGTTGCAAAAAAAAGATTTGGGTCTGGTTGGGCTTGGTTAATTTTAACAAAAAATAATACTTTAAAAGTCATCTCAACACCAAATCAAGATAATCCACTTATGAATGTAATTAAGGGTGGTGGTTTTCCACTTTTAGGACTTGATCTTTGGGAACATGCTTATTATTTAAAATACCAAAATAAAAGAGACGAATATATAAAAAAGTTTTGGAATTATGTTAATTGGGATTTTGTTAATGATCTTTTTATAAAAAAAACAAATAAAAAACCTTTAGATGAGTCTGTTAAAAATAAAAAATTAATAACTGAAAAAAAAGAAGTTTTTCCATTAACACCTACATCATTTAAAAATATTATTAATAAAGTTTATCCTATATGTGAAGGGAATACATATATGGATGGATGTTTAGGTAAAATAGAAACAGATGATTGTAAAACAGATGAGGGAGTTATTGGTGGTAATTTCACAGAACAAAACTATGGTGGTATCGGTAATTGGTCGATCATAAATAGATTTGACACAAATAGTTCTGTACATAAAGAAATACAGAAAATATGGATAGAAGAAACTGATGGTTTAGATAATTTTAGAGGATGGATTTTAAATAATATAAAAGATTTAGTTGGTAATGAAGGTAGATTTACTGAAAGGTTAGTTAGATTAAATAGTCAGATAATATTAGATGGTAGAGCAAATGAAAATTACGCAAAAAGTGTTTTGATACGATCCTTTAAATTAAACCCAGAAGAGGAAAATTTAACTTGGAAAATAAATGAACGGTGTGCTGGTGATACAAGAGATAGAAAATTAGGTCAAGATTTTGATGTTATTATTGATAACATTTCTTACTTTATTCAAGTAAAACCAACTGTTTATACCTCCATAGAAAAATATGGTTCAGAAAGAGGTTATTATTATAAGGTACCTTCTTGGCATAATCACAGTAAATACAAAGAACAAAATGTTGATATAATTTTGTATGTTGATAAACAAAATGAAAAATATATAATGTTTAGAAACGACTACACAAGAATCCAAACTGTTGCAAATCCATCAACTTTTCCTAAATTTTATGTTATATATTATGAAAACCCATTAAAAAGTAATATGGAATTTGAGGTAAAATTAGAAAAAGAATCAACAGAAAAAAAACCTAAATTACAAAGAGATGTTGATAAAGAAATTGAGTACTTTAAAGAAAGAATTCAATATTATAAAGACAAACTAAAAGAGTTAGGACATTCTGATGAAATAAATGAAATGATTAATCATTATAGAAAAGAATTAAAAGAACTTATTAATTAAATCTAAGATATTTATATAAAAACAATCAACATGTCAATAATAAGTAACGAAGAAAGAGAAAGGTTATATACAAGAGTTAGACATATCTTGGGAGCTCCATTAAGATCTGTGGAATTAGAAGATGAACAACTAGATACTCTTCTTGAATTCTCAATTGAGGATTACTCACAATATGTTCAGGATTGGCTAACTGAAAGTCAATGGTCAAACCTTTGGGGTTTAAACGTTGAGACTCAATCGTTGTCTAGGGCTTTTATGACAAAAAGTTTAGACTATGAGACAAGATATACATATGCCTATTCAAAAATAGTAGGACTACAAGCCGGAGGGGATTGGGTTTTAAAGAAAGACTATATACAATTACAGGCAAAACAACAAATTTATGAAATACCTGCAGGAAGAGAATTAAATGAATTACTTTGGTTTACACCACCTGAGATGAATAATTTATTATTTGATCCTTGGGCTTTTGGGGGTATTGCGGGTGGGGGTATTTCAGGACCAGCAGGATACGCTCAGGTTGGTAATGTATCGGGAAGTTACTTTTTAATGCCGGCATTTGATATGTTATTAAGAATGCAAGAGATAAATATCCAAAGAAGGATAATTGCAGGAGATCTTACATATAGAGTTACCGCTTTACCTGACGGTAAAAAGGCGATTCATTTAATGAACACTCCTGGTGGTAAATTTGACTTTGGTAACTCAACTTTAATGAGAGGTAAAGTTTGGTATTGGTATTATGATACTAATGATGGTGATAGAGATAAATGTTTAAAAGATAATCCTGATATAATTAAATTACCGTCAGATGTTCCATTTGATAAATTATCTTGGGATGATCTTAATAATCCAGCCCAAATTTGGGTTAGAAGATGGTTCGTTGCTTCGGCAAAAGAATTACTATCAAAGGTTAGAGGTAAATTTAGTGGTAATCTTAAAACACCTGATGGAGATTTAACTATGGAATATGCAACTTTAGCCACTGAAGGTAAAGATGAAAAGACAAAATTAATAGAAGAGTTAACAGGGGCTGAAGGTAAATTAACAAGATTAAGACCTGATAAAGTTATGGAGAGGGAAGCTTTAATTGCCGAAAACCTAAACAAGTCTCTTAAGTTTAGAGCCATGCCAAGACAAATTTATGTAATATGACAAATATACCTCAAAGAAAAAATGTTATTAAATATCAAACATCAATTGATATCCCTAAAGAAAATGATAAAGCGTTGATCATTTCTAAAGAACAATATATAACAAATGATGAAACCTTATTAATTGTAAGATCTGTTAGTAATTCTGAAGTTACATTAAATTCTAATGTGACAAAAAGAATAGTTATAAAATCTTTAACCTCAGTTTTAGTTAAACCTGACTTAGGGTCAATTGATGAAGAATGGGATGAATTACTTTTAGAAAAAGGATCTTGCGTTCAATTCCAATTTGTACAAGGTAATTGGTACATACTTTCATCTGATGGGTTAAAAATGTCTTAAACCAATTCCTCCCAACCAGGTTCTGCAAAATTATAAATATAATTAGGGTCAATCCCTACCTTTTCCCAAAACTCAACTTCACCTTCTTCCATTTTCATTAAATGATCATCAAGGTCATCTTGATCCTTTTCTTCAAAAGGAACCCCATTTATAAGTTCACACTGTTCTTTTGTGAAGAATACTCTATCTTCAGGGTTCTTAGCTAACAAACCATCTCTTACTTCTTCTTTAAAAACAATAAGTAAAGGTTCAACCCTTTTATTAAATGTTGCTATCGCTCTTTGTATATTATACTCGCCTAACATGTCAGGATTGTTTTCAATATCGAACGGGTTTAACATGTAGGAATTTAATTGGATTATTGAATCCCAACTATTGTTAGGGTAAGTACCGTAACTTTCATAATAACTATCTAATTGTTCTTGTGCCCATCCTTTCTTTGGTTTATTCACTTTTTGTACATCCCCATGTGAAGCCTTTGTTCCATTATTAACATAATAAATAATATCACCAAGATTCACATTAAGTCCATCTCGTATCGCAAGTTCCATGTGAGCCTGTCTTGACATAAGAGCACCTGCCTTAGTTGTTTGTTTACTTCTTTTAATGTAGTCGTCTATTGTTTGTTTTACTTTTGATTTAGATGCAATCTGAACAAGAGGCACCTTCTGATCAAATATTTTTTGTAGGTATTCATAATAGTACTCAATAAATTCTTGACCTTTACCCTCAAGTAATAATCTAATTCCTTTATCTAAAAATAACTCAATATATTTTGGCATTTTTTTAGATTTAATTGAGTTTCCTGTTAATTTAATTTTACCGTTATGTTCTAATGTCGCATAGTTTTTACGAGCAAGGTTAATACAAGAACTCCATGTACCGTCACAATCAAGACCCATTTCACCTTTCATAAATGTGTCATTGAACTCTGCAACATCCGCATCATAACCCTTGTATTCCTTACCTTCCTTAACTAACCAATTTAACCCTTTTCCAATATAAATACGATCATCAACCCCACTTTCTGGCAATGAAAAGTTCATACCGTCAGTATCACACACAAGTGGTGTGTATCCTCTTTTAACAAAGAATTTTAACATCTGACGTAGATATTGCCTTCCCGTACACGTAATCTGTTCACCCATATCAATGTCCCCCCACGGAAACACTTGAGGGGCTGACAATGAGCCAAAGAATGCGTTAATAAAGATTTTAATAGGTAATTGTTTTCTATCGTAAGATAATGATTTTTTCTTATCAATTCCTTTATATTCTGATGCTAAATTTTTATACATAATACGAGTACTACGAAAATACGTAAGCAATCCTTTCATCGCCCCTGTAATGTCACATTCAGGAAATACATCATGTACTAATTGTATTGATGGATAAAGAGAAGAATAGTCAAGTTTTAATACGTCTTTTGAGTACCCTGTTTTTAACAGTCTTGATAATCCGCCAACAAATCTTCTTTGTTCTTTTTTCTTTGGGATTGCAAGCCCAAATTTGTATGACCATGCAAGCATTATCATTTTCCATAATGTTGCGGTACCCATAGTTGATACTCTCTCATATGTTGTTGGAACGAGTGATGCTAATAGGAATGTACCTTGATTGAACTCGTCATCGACAACCAAAGTCTCCTCAAGGTCATCGTCAAGATATCTCTCTACCAAATCATCTCCTGTAGTTTTAATATAAATGTCAGACCTTCTTTCACATACCTCATCTACTTTTTCACTATCACCAACTCTTTTATATTTACCATTTTCTATGTTTAACCAAAATTCATTTTTTTCGGCGTACATAGGACCAATCTTATTGTGGTCAATATAAATACGATCTTTAGCCTCAGCATCAATATATTTTGTAATATATTTCAAACCCGCCTCTTTTATGTTTGAATTAATTGCCTGAGCTCTACGAACTGAGTGTATAATATCAATCACATTATAACCCCACAACTGAACTTGATTGTATTTCTCAACTTCATTTGCAAGTTTTAACATTGATTCCTTTTGAGAGATGGTTCTGTTTGGGTTTAATGATTTGGCAATTTTTTTAATATCAAGATTTAAAGCCTTACATCTTTCAAATATCCAATACCAGTCAAAGTTTGCTGAATTGTATCCTGAAATTATTGATGGTTTTAATTCGTCTATTGTGTTAAAGAACTCAACAAGTCCCCTTCTTTCTTCATCTTCATTTTTACATTCGATGACTTTAAGAAATCCTTTATTTGTTTTCATTCCAATCATAAAGATACGACCGTCTTTTGGTTCTAATGAGGTCGTCTCAAGGTCAAATCCAAATCTAGTAATATCGTTATATTCCTCAAACCCTTTAAAAAGTCTTTTTTCTTTAGATATTAAATACTGTTCAACAGGAGGTAACATCAAGAACTTATCTTTTGTTTTTTCTCCCCAAGGATCTATCCCACCATCACGAAAAAATTGTGTTAGAGCTCGATATCCTTTCATAGATTTAACCATAAAAGTTAATCCCTCTTCTAATCTTTTATTATTATCTGTTCTAAGTTTATCTATTATAATCCCATACTTAGACATTGCCTCTTTTTGTAAAGCTTTTGATCCTTGGTAAAAATTTAAACCTTTTAGATCACCAACCCAAGCGAAAGCAATAAGACTATCCCTAACAATTGATTTACCTTTACCTGGAACTTCTTTGATTTTATAAATGTGGTCTGATACGTAATCAAACTCAATAGCAACTATGTGCTCTTCAGGATCGTTTCCTTCAAGGAAACTTTTAATTTCTTCTTGTGATATCATATAATTATTTAAGTTTGGTTTATTAACTGTCATACAAAGATGACATTTACCTTACTTTTATAAGTATATGTTTTGAAAATATTTAAGTCAATTACCTTTTAGAAATTGGTACTGAATTATATAATGTTTTCCCAAAAAAACTTTTATTTTTCATAGAAAATTCATTTCTAATTTTATTAGATTTAAATTTTTTTTCTATGATCATTTGAACAAAGTTATTGGCTTTATTCGCATCAACTTTATTAAGTTCTTTACCGTCATAACCAACTAATTGTAAGTTTTCTCTTACTTTATTATCAGGGTTTTTAACTTCTCTTGTTCTTATTTGATCTATTATTTTTGTAGCAATATCACCCCTTTTTATTTCGGTTTCAAACTCATCTATTTTTTTATAACCGGACTCAATAATATTTTGTAATTCTTCAGATCTTTTTTTACTTATTTCGTCTTCTTTACCAATTAAAGAATTAAATTCTTTTCTATCCTTATTAAGTTTTTTATTAATATTGTTGTAAGACTTTAATTCTTTATTTATTAATTCGTCTATCTCAATAATTACAAGTTCATCAACACCTCTAAATGCAAAAGTAGGGTGTGTTCTTCTTGTTTCTTTCATCTCATCTAATCTTATTTTTGCTTCCATAATTTTTTAATTATATACTCTTATTTCTATTGATACGTTATCTAATAAACCGTTTGTTTTTACTCCTGAAATGTTTTGAGTTCCAACATTAATTACATTATCACTTAATCTTCTTATTTTAATGAAAGCAATATCTATTGGTGTTATAAAAAGCATTGTCTTTCCTGAAACAAAATCGTTATTTGTTGATGTTAATAAATACTCCCCTGTACTATCATATGTCCAAGTCATAGTAGACACAAAAGTATTATCTAACACAGTTACTGATGGTGGGGATGTTCCTACTTGACTTAAATTTGCAACATAAGTCTTATATGTATTATTACTTGATGTTATATATTTTGTTGACATTATGAGTTTACGTTTACTATAATTAAATTATCAAGAGCATCAAAATAGCTCAATCTATTATTACCTCCAGAATTCTCAAATAAAGTACAATTATATGAATTATATACATGTGTTGCAGGTGAAAAATCAGTACCCGTAATTTGAGTTTGTGTTATATTATATTGAAAGTTAGGACCAACAATATTTCCTTGGAAGTCATTAAAAATATTATTATTATTAAAATTACTAGCAATTTGATTTCCTACTATGTGGTCGCCAATTTGATTATCGAAAATATTTGATCCCCATATATTACCAGACACAAAAGGTTGTCCACAAAAATTACCTATTGTATTGTGTTGGAAATCATTACCTATATTATTACCATAAAAAGAATCATTTGTATGATTAGATGAAAAGTTTGTTCCTACTTCATTAATCCAAGAAAAATACCCAATTCTGTTATCTGTTGCAAAATCAGCAAAAGTATTTAAATTAAAAAAGTACCCAATTTCATTATCAGCAAAATAAGAACCTAAAGTATTTTCATAAAATATATCAGCAATACGATTAAAATTAAAACCATCTGTGATAGTATTTCTACTACATCCATAACCTATAACATTATTAAAATATCCTAAATCTGATGTATTAACTGTTACATTATATGTAAATGACTCACCTATCACATTTTCCGCAAAATTATTTC